AATCCTTTTCAGCAAACTCTGAATTCAATCGTGCAATTTGACTTGTCGTTAATGCTTGTTTGTAAAATAGTAACTTGACGTAAATAACTTTGTTTGCTTTGTCTATGTTTGTTTTAACTAAGGTTGTCGGGTCTGCACTAAAGCCGTAATCTTGTCCGTAAACGTTTGTTCCTATTTCTCTAAATTGTCCTATCTTCCAATTGGTAAATATTACACCTTCGGCTTTGTCAAGCCAACCACCTAATATTGTGTGCTTGTATTTTTCGGGTCTCCGTGTTTTTATAGCTTCGACTTGGTTTAAGAATGATTCCGATAAATTCTCAAGGTTATCTAAGTACGTCGTGTGAATGTAAGTGGTATCGTTTTTAATTAGCGTTGCGCCTTGTTCTATTCCTTTGCTTTCAAAAAACTTGTCGTAAATAAAATGCTCCTTTGTCGTGGGGTTGAGAATTAATATAACTCGGTTTTGTTTTGTCTTGTGTCGAATTGATAAATCTATTTTATCAAAGGTGTCTTCGTCCGTTAGTTCTTCGGCTTCGTCAAGTACCCAAGTCGTAACACCTTGCAAAGATTTAAGGTTTGCCGTTTGAGTTCCAGAACTTGTTTTAATTCCTTTGAATATTATTTTAGAACCCGTTTGTAAATTTATTATTTCGTCTTTTGTTACAAGAAAATTATCTTGCATATCCATAAGCTCAATTTTTTCGATGAACTCGGGAATGATTGAAATACCCGCACTCACTAAAGTATAACGAGTAAACAAGACAACGTGTCCGCTTTCCTTTGTAAGCAACAATAAGAACGTGGTAACGCTATACGACTTCGACGAACCACGCCCGCCCGTTACAATAAAGTAACGAGACTCACTACCTAAATAATTAAACTTCGGGTTTAATACTATCAATTTTAAAAAGGTCTTTTACGTCAAAGTCTGAGACGTTTAGGTTTGTATCGGTTGTTTGTTTAGGCGCTCCAAATGCGCTATCCATTACCGCCTTGTATGCGTTTACGTCTCCTTTACTTGCTTTGTTTAACATCGCTAACGTAATCATTTCTTCTTGTGTTAATGATTCTATTTCGCCCGTTAGAACGTTCTTATGTTTAGTAATCAAATCTAAATATTGTCGTGCTATCGTACTGCGGTTCTTTGAACCTTTTGGTCTTCCGTTTGGATTAGTAACTTCGCCTTTTTTAAAAGATTTTAAGTTTTCTTCGTTTGCCATTTTTCACTATTGTTTCACTATTGTTTTACTTTCAGATTGCATTTTTCTTTTTAACTTTTTTAATTCTTTTGTAATTATTAAATGGTGCATATTTGTTTTTATCCATTCTTCGGTTACAACCTTTTTATTTAAGTAAGCCATTGCGTTACTTAGTCTCATTTTCGTCTTTGTATTCGTTTACAACTTTGCTTAATCCGTTTACTACTTCTCGTAAACAACTTCCGCAAGATGTCGGTTGCCTTCTTTGGCTAAATACTCTATTGTAAATTTTAAGTAGTTCTCGTTGTTCGCTTGGAATTAAAACGTTCTTTGCTAAAACTTTGGTTGTTGTTAAATATTTGTATTCCGCCTGGGTCAAACATTTTGGTTTTAAGTAAGGAAATAGTTTATTTAATTTTTCCTTTCGTTGTTCACATCCGCAGTCTTCGCCTAATATCCATTTGGCTACCTTTGCAATTTTAGTTACTTCTAAAACTTGTTCGATAGTGTCTCCTAATCCTATTGCTTTTTTCTTTGCCATAATTTTTACTTTATAAGTTCGTAATCTTTGTTTTGGTAATCTTGGTAATTCTCTTCTATGTTTTCTTTGATTCGTGTTTTGCAATATTTTAACGTGTGGAAAATAGACGTAACCGATATATTTGTTTCTTTGCTTATTTCACGCATTGACATATCGGAATCTTTATAAAGGTTGAAAAGCATTTGATCGTACCAATGCCATTCGTCAACTACGTTTTCAACTTGGTTTAATAAGTAATTAAATGATTCGTGTTTTTCTACGTTTGACGTTTCGTCTGCTAACATCGCTATTGAATCCAAATCTACTTTTTGCATTTTGTTTGCTTTATTCACGTGTTGTAAAAAAGTATTTTTAAGCGCAAACCAAACATAAGATTTGTTTAAGTTTCCGTTTGTAAATAATTTTTCTTCGTTGCTCCATTTCAAAAGCATTAAATAAGTTTCTTGTACTATGTCTTCAGCAAAGAAATATTCGCCAAATGAGTTAACTATCTTAACCCATTCTTTATGATGCTTTACTACTTTGTTAATCCACTCCAATTTTACTTTGTTTAAATATTAATCAAATATATGTTTATTTTTTCAACAAGTAACAAAAAATCTTATCAACAAACTTTTGTTAAATAAAAAACCCCTAATTAAAGGGGCGTAAACTTATTGTAGTTTTAATCGGTAAATATACTTGTCTATCTTTTTTGCGGTTTCTAAACTTACATCTTTACCTTGTAAAAATCGGTCTATATTGTACTGGTGGAATTTTTCACCTCTACCTTTTATTTCTTTTACAACTTGGTTTCGTGTTCGTGTTTTTAGCGCTTCGAGTAAACAAGCTCGTAAGCTATAATCGTCTATCAACATCGGTCTAAATTTATTTCGTTTTCTTGTAAGATTTCAAAGAACTTTTCCCTTATGCGCTCAACCATTTCAAATTGATTTTCTTTGAGTTCTTCGTACTTCCAAATGCTTCTTAATTCGTCTTTGATTTCGGTTAATGCAAAAAACATTTTCGTTGATTTTACTGCTGATTCAAATTCAAATTGGTCATCTGGTAGGTTATATTCAAGTTTTACTTTCATATTTTAGTTAATTGTTTAGATTAATACTTATTTTCATACTTACTGCACATTTTAGTTTAATATAAGGGGCAATTTTTACCCCTTAAACTTTATTAAAATGGCAAATCGTCTGAACAATCCAATGCAACTTCTTTAAACGCACCTTCAACTGCGTTAATTTGCCAACCTTCAATCGTGTTGAAATACTTTATTTCGCCTTGTGGTGACTTCCATTCACGCCCTCTTAAATTAATGCTTACTTCGACTTGTTCGCCAACGTTATTTTGGTTTATTAAATCGGTTTTGTCTTGTGTAAATTGAATCGTTATGTATTGCGGAAATTTTTCGTCCGTCAATAATACAACATCTTTACTTTTAAACTTTTCGCTTACTTTTCTAAGCGCTCCAACAAAGTGGATTTTTCCCGTTACTTTCATTTGTTTTATTTTAAATTGATTACTAATTCGTTATAATATTCCCTGCATTCTTCTATTCGTGTTTTGATTGATTCGATAACAACATCGTCTTTTACTATTTTAAACGTTTTTAGGCGCTTTTCTTTTGGTATATGTCCAAATGTGTGCTTTGATTGTACAAACGCTCTTAAATCCAAACTTTCCTCAATCAAACTTGCCTTCCAATGTTCCCTTCTTATTTCGTCTTCGACTATTTGTAAAGGGGTGTCAACCAAACAATAGCAAAGTAAAGATTCTTCTTTGCCCGTTAACCACATATACCCGTGCATTTGGTAAAAGTAAGATTTATTTGTTAATTCGGTGTCGAAAAAAGGAAAAGTTGTTACGTCAAAACTACTCTTTACATCAAGTAAAATTTCGTCCGTGTTTACGTCGGGCGTTCCCGTAATCCAATCGTTGCTAAAATGTTCTTCGTTTTTATAAATGAATCCTAAATTCAAAACGTCGTTACAAAGTGCAATTGATAATTCTTCAACCTCGTTTCCTTTGTCGGTATATCGTGAACTAAATTCTTTGCGTATTCCGTAAACTTCTTCAACTGCTAATTCTTGTAAATAAGTTTTAGTGGTTTGGCTTAACTTTTCCCCTTTTGTTTTGGGGTTCGTCATTATTTTTCCGATTGAACTACAACGTATTTTCATAACTCAAGGGTTTTTAATTGTTCTGGCGTTAATTCGAAAGTCTTTGTAAGTTCGTCCATTGTATAACCTCCGTCGCTTATTGCTTTAATTGCCTTTGCTAATCGTTTGTCGTCAATAGCAACTTTTTTAGTTTCGTTTTTTACTTCGGTCTTTACTTGTTCACCACCTGCGTCCGTATCTTTGTCCGTAACTAATCCTAAAGCACTTGATAAAGCGTAACGCCTTAAATAAGTTATTGCCGAACCCAAAACTTGGAAATCATTCATTCCCTTTAACGCTACGTTTTGAGGAATAGACGTTTTACTTTCTAAAGTTTCACCGCTTTCAACGTGAAAAACAATAGTAATTAAGTCCGTGCCGTGAATCAATTGTGTAAACCCTAAGCCGTGTTTTTTTAACAACGGGTTTATTACTTCAAAGATTTTCGGAAGGTCTGCGTAAGTGTAGCCGTAACCTTGCGTTGCTTTGTGAATCGTTGGAACTTCTTGTTGAAATTCCGCTAAACTTTTAAATAAATGTTTCATTTTTATTGGTTTTATTGGTTAGTAATTATATGCAAATATAACAATTTAATTAATATACAACTATTTTTTAATTTATTTTTTTTAATTGATAATTTTTTATAATCCAAGTATCTTCTTTAAATGCAAATTTTCCGTCTAATTCCCCTTTTCTTTTAAATTCCTTTAATTGGTTTACTTCGTGTTTTGGTAGCATTCCCTTTATCCAAACTTTGCTATAATCGTTTAAAGCGTGTATAAAACAATAATAATCGCAATCTTGTTTATCGTTGAATGTACTCAAATGGCAATTAAAATTAATGTGAGCAGGTACGTTTGAAGCTAAAGTTTTACATTCGATTTTATAGCCATCAATCAATAAATCGTAATTAAAGTTTTGGGCGTGAATAACTTCTTTGCCTTTGTTTTTATAATAATCAAAAACCATTATTTCACCAAGCGCCCCTATTAAATTTCCTTTGCCTTTAGTTAGTGAATTATTTAATGTTTTAAAATCGTACAATATTTTCGCTCGTTCTAATTGACTGCTATTTACGTTAAGTTGTAACATTTGTTTTTTTGTTTGTAAGTTTCAATTATTTCTTTTAATTCGTCCCTTGTATATTTTCGTGTTTCGTGTGCTTTGCCTTGTAATTCAATTAAACGTTCTGGTCCTATTCGTTCTTGTATTCCTATTTGATAATTCAAAAGGTTTCCGTGTAAATATTGATTACAATAAACACATTGAGCGTGTACGTTGTCTTCGTCAAAAGTTACGGCTTTATGTCCGCCCATTGAATAATAATGTCCCGCATCAAATTTTTGACCTAACTGAGTTCCGCAAGAAATACATCCTTTGTTTCGGTCTCGGTTTCTTATATAGCTATTAAAATAAGTTTGCGCTAATTTTGTAAGTTCTTGAATCGTTTGTAAATTTTCCTTTATTTCTTTTTTTCGTGTTTTCCATTCTTTTTCTTTTTGCGAATTTACCCAAACTTTTATGCAAGGTTCTTCTAAACAATATTTTTGGTTAAATCTTATTGGCGTAAATTCCGCTTTGCAATTTTTACATTTTTTCATTTTTCTATAAATTTAAATATGTGTTCTATTATTGGTAAAGTCCATCCGTCCCCCAATAAACTTCCCGCTTTTGCCGTTGTAAGTATGTCACAATAATTATCGGGAAAACCTTGTAAACGGCACATTTCAATTTTATTGATCGTTCTAACAATACCATTTTTATAAGAAAATAGGTTGTTATTTGATTTTATTAAACAAGGCGCTTTACCTTTTGTAACTCTCGCCCTTCTTGTTTTACTTTTATAAAAAGATAAATCAATACAATCATTTTCTGAAATTATATCATAACCTTGTTTAGTATTTGTTTTGCATCTTAATTCGTTATTTTCTTCGTAAATCAAAGTAAGCATTCCCGTTGTTTCGCTTCGGTGTTTTAGTGCTTCTTGACTACCTTGATTATTTCGATGTCCTTGCATTTTTAAAGAAACGTGTTTATCAGTATCAACATAAATCATATTTATAAAATCTCTTTTTGCTCGTTT